CTGACGCGCCGGCGTTCGGGATGCCCTCGCTCGTGGCCTGGCTCGTCTTGGCGACGGCCTTGGCGAAGCCGGAGAACGAGGCGGTGGTAATGCCGGCGGCTTCAGCGCTAAGCTCGAAGCTCGTCGGAAGAATGCCCTTGACGTGGAATGACTGGTTGCCGTCAGTGGCGATCGCCTGAAGGCTCTTCGGAGCCGGAGCGCCGGTGGTCATGTCGAAGTCCCATGTCCAGTCGTAGTCTGGGCCGGCTCCGGTTGGGCTGACCTCTTCGATCGATGAGAGATAGACCACGAGGTCGTGGGTATTTAGGGCCGGCACGGTCAAGCTGATTTCCGGGTTCTCCGAGAGCTTGGTGACGCGCTGGGCAAGGATCGGGTTGCGCACGCCGATCGTGCGGTCGGCTCCGGTGTCGTGCTCGACGCCGAGGGTGATCACGCCGGTGGGCGCGACGACCATGCGGCGTCCGCCGCTCGAGAAGCTCCCGGCGGTGCCGGAGGCGTAGCTGCCCTCGCCTTTGACGACGATCTTGCTGAACGTATTGGTCCCGGTTGGCATGGTGTCAGTCTCCTTGCGTGGCCCGCGATGTGGCTCCTGTTAGATCGCGCCGGCGGGCGTTCCGGCGCGCAGGTTTAGCTGACTGTGATGACGTCGACCTTGATGACCTCGACCGTGGCCTCAGCGTAGACCATCGGCTCGCCCGCATACTCCTCGTCGCCGAGGCTGGTTTGTGTCACGTTGACCGCGTCGACCAGCCCGCCCAGAGAGGCGTTCCCGTCGAAGGCCGTGCGTAGATGAGAGCGCCACCGGAGGAGGGTCGTGAGGCGGCGGGTGAGGTCGGCGTTCGGGCGCAGGTAGAGCCGGATCCTGTAGCTGAGGGTCGTGATCCGGGTGGAGGCGCCGTAGGTAATGGTGTCGGCATCGGGGTAGATGATGATCGACGGCCAGGTCCCGATGGTGTTCGGCGGCACGGGGTAGACCGTGGCGAGGGCCTGCTCTTCGGCCGGCTCGCCCCAGATCCGAAGGCGCTCGGCGAGGGCGTTGGCGACGGAGAGGTCGTTCATCAGTAGGCGAGCCCGGAGCGCTTGCGGTATGGCTCGAGCAGGAGGCTGGCCTCAGGATGAAGGCGGGCGCTCATACGGATCACGTTGCCGTCGATGCCGGTAGCCACGACGCCGAACGGCGCGTCCTTGGCCTTGAAGATCAGTTGCGCCTGGATGAGCGCGGCCTGACGGACCGGCTCCGGAGTGGTGTAGTCGTTCTGGACGAATCCCCAACGTCCGTTGATCGCGACGCCCTTTAGGAGTCCGGCGGGGAAGACCCGCGTGCCCCAGGACGGAACGACGATCTGGGTCCATGGCTGAAGCTCGCCGGCGGCGGCGACTGCGCGGTTGACCGGGAGCAGCTCGTAGTCGGTCGAGGCCCACGTCTCCTCGGCGACGCCGTCTCCGTCGTCGTCGGTGCGAACGTAGATCACCTCGTGGAGGTCGCCGATGTGGACCTCGTAGTTGTCGGTGGCGGTGAAGCGGCGCACCTCGGAGACGCTGCGGAAGATTCGCCCGCAGTGGCGCTCGATGAGTCGGGAGCTGGCCTCGATCACGCCCTCGAGCTCGGCATCAGAGGCGGTGTCGGTCGGCGAGATGCCAAGCGCGGCCTTTACCTCCTGGAGTGAGACCAGACCGTAGACGATTGCCATGGGTTATCCCCTCTTGGGCTTCTTGACGAGGCGCTTGATAGCAGTCTCGATCGGGCGCTCATCCTGAGCGGTCTCGATCGGCTGCGCGGAGAGAACGGCCTCTTCGGTCTGCGACCGATAGCCGAGCGCGACGAGCGACGCGTCAACGTCGGCGACGCGCTTGGTTAGTCCGCGACGTAGATAGCTCTCACGTTCGCGGATAAGTGCGGCGATAGTTTCTTTGGACATGTGACCCCCTTGTCGCGTCGAGGGGCGAGAGCCTTTCGACTCTCGCCCCTCTTCGCTGTTTAGATCAGTTCAACTGATCAGAACGGATTGACGAGACCCGTGCCGTGGACGCGAACGATACCCGCAGGGTATCGGCCACCGGCGTAGGCAGCGTGCTGGTACGTCTGGAAACGAACCGTCAGGTTGCCTGAGCCGATCTCGCTCAGCACGCGAGTGCGAAGCGGTCCTTCGAAGAGGACATGGTCCTGTGCGCGGATGACGAACACCTCGTCCTCGTTCGCGCCGGCGCCACGATCCGTCAGGATGTTGGCGTCGAGGAGAACAGGGAGCCCGAGGAGCGAGCCGGCGACGCCTTCCGCCACGTTGGCGAAGGTGCCGAGGCCGTTCTGCGGGGCAACCGGGGTGATCAATGGGCGATTGCTGTTATCGGTTGAACCGAGCAGGAATGCCCAACGTCGCGGATGCATCACGATGGCCGAAGGGGATACCTTGCGGTCGGCGTGGCACTTAGCAACGGCAGCAGCCAGTCGGCTGTAGAACTCACCAGCCGTCGGCGTGCCGTCGGTGTAGGTAACTTCGTTCAGGCCAGCGATCCCGCGGAGACCGATGAGCTCGCCGTTCGCGCCAGCGCCGTTGAGGAGCTGTCGGTCAAGTTCGAGCGCAGCAGCGGCTGCGAGGTCAGCAAAGATAATGCGGTCGACTGCCGCGCCGTTCGCGAGCTCAAGGCTCTGAACCGACGTGTCAACCTGACCAGCGATCGTCTTGACGCTGATGTCGTAGGACGTAGCGGCGAGATCCTGCTCAGCGACGTTGCCGTTGTCGCCGTTCTGGGCGGCAACCGACGAACCGGTCGTGATGCGTGGGATCGAGATCGTCGTTCCGGTCGGAGCGCCACCCTTAGGAAGGGCGTCGGCGAACGGTCGGCCGGAGCGTGCGAGCTCGGCGGCCTGGTCGATCAGATAGACTGGAGCGATGAACGAACCGAACGAGCCGGAGCCGGTTGACCCGTCGCGGGTCTCAGCTGCGCGCTCGTTGACGGTGAGGCGCTCGCGCGCTTCAGCGTCGCCGTTCTTGGCGTCGATCATATCTCGGAAATACGATGGGCCACCCTGTGGCTTGTATGGGAGCTCGGCGCGGGTCACGACGATTTCAGGTCGAGCGACCTCTTCGACGCGAGCCTCTGCGGCTTCGTTGCGGCTTTCCATGATTTCTTTCTCCTGCTTGACGTCGGCGGCGACGACTTCGCTCTGGGCGAACGTCTCCGTGACTTTGTTGGTCTCAGCTTCGGTGAGCTCTCGGCCTTCTTCGATCGCTGTGACGACGACCGCCTCAGCCTGATCGAGAAGAGCGGCGTGCTCTGCCTTGCGCTGCTCGATGTTGCTCATCGTGTGTTCTCCTTACCTGCGAGACCGGGGCGTGCCGCTGATCGGGGCGTAGCGCGTTGCGCTCGGTGCCGACGGCCGGTGCCGTTTCGCTCCTCTTAGATAGCCCGGCGACGGGTGATTTCCGCCAGAAGCGCACGGGCGACGGGGGACTTATCCTCCACCGCGCTGTTCTCTTCTGCCGGAGCCTCTTCGACCGGGGTCTCCTCGCCTTGCGGCTTGGCCTCGGCCACCATCTCGGCGACCTGTCCGATCTTCTCCGCTGCCTCGTCGAGTGCCTCTGCGGCCTCGTCAAGCGCCTCGGCGACCGGGTCCACGCGCAGCGCCTTGGCGGCGGCGGCGAGGAGGTCGGCGTCTTCGGCGCTCAGCTCGTTGCCCATCGCGGCTGCCCCGAAGGCGGCGGCGAGGGTCTCGGCGTCAACGCCCAGCTTCTCGGCGAGCGAGGTGTAGGAGCGGACGGAGGCAAGACCAGTGGTCTCGGCGTAGGCTGGGCTGTGGCCAGTGAGAATCGATACCTCGGCAAGATCGGCCTGGGTGATGGTGCGGTTGTTGCCGTCCCAGCGCTCGCCGTTTTTAGGAACGCGGAATCCGAAGCTCATCGACACGGCCTGTGGGTCGCGTCGCACGAGAGCGGCGACGTGCTGCCCGAGTGGGCTGTCGATGATCTCGGCGGCCACCTTGAGCCCGCGCTCGTCCTCGCTCAGCTCGAGGCTGGTCGGGGTAGCGGCGAGCATCTCGTCAGAGTTGTGGCCGTGCAGCAACTTGATGACGCCAGCGCCCTTGGCGGCGCGGCCGAGGGCACGCGCGAAGGCGCCCGGAGCGATGGTCTCGATGAACGGGAGCGGCTGGCTCGGTGTGTCGAAGAGTGCGGCGTAGCCGCTGAAGCGAAGGCCGCCGGCCTCGGTCTCGCGGACCTCAAACTCGGCGATCGGTGCTGTGCGGACCTCTTTTGTTCGGGCCATCGGTGTGGTCTCCTCTGTTCGTCGTGGGTGGCCGACGGGAAGTAGATCCGCGTCTTGCCAGCTTGCCTGCGGGGCTCCGTTTCGAAGCGCCTCGTAATCGGCGAGGCGTCGGAGCCCGTGGACCTCGACGCGATGCCCAACTTTGCGGGTTCCGTAGTCGAGTCGGGCTCGGCGCTCGATCTCGTGATGGAGTTCCATCTCCTCAATAATAGATCGCCCCTGCTCGTCGTCCTGCGCCGCCTCGACGATAGCGTTGGCCCAGGTTCGGCCCGGATCCCCGCCCCAGAGTGCCCAGGCGATGCGCCCGGCGGACGGATAGCCGTCCTGGTCCGGCGACCATCCTTGGCCCTCCTGGTCGACCTCGTGGCGGGCAAAGTAGGAGCGCATGCGGACGACGGTCTCGAGCGGAAGCTCGGCGCTGTTGATGATGTCACGGGCGCGAGCGACGCCGATGAGCGTGCCGCCGCGCCCGAACTCCCGGCGCCACTCGAGTCCGCGCTCGGCCTCTTCCCTCATCCCCTCGGTCGGCGTGTAGCCGTCCTGGCGCGTGGTCTCGGTCTTCTCTTCTCCGTGATCGTGTGGCTGCCAGGCGTTGCAGTAGTAGGCGCCGCTCACGTAGTCATCCCACTTCTCGCAATACGCTTTGTCGGCCTCGATTTTTGCCTCGTTGTAGAAGACGCAGTTTCCACAGGCGCGGCCTTCTGGCACGTCAGGAGAGAGCGCGGGTCGGTAGTTGTCTGGCAGCACGCGGTAGTCCCCGCCTGGCTCGATGTTTTCGGCGAGAGAGACCGCAACCATCTGATCGACGGCATCGGCCTTAGTCGTGTGACATCCGACCGCTTCTCCGTCAGCCTTGACAACGGCCCAGCCGTCGCAGCCCGCAGATTGATCGGTGATGAAGTAGGGCACTATGCCTCCTCGGCCGGCGCGACGAACTCTCCGGCGGTGTATGTCCAGCCGGCAGAGACTTGCGGCTCGCACTGGACGAGTTGGTCGGTCTCGTGGCACGGAACGAAGGGTGAGGCGCCGTCCCAGATGATGACGGTTTCGACGAGGGCGGTCTCGGAGACGACTGCGTAGCGGCTTACCATGAGATCACCTGGATGAACCCGTCGCCGCCGTCCCCTCCTGCCCCGCTTGAGAAGATGTCGCCTGCGCCAACGTAGCGCCCCGAGCCGCCGCCACCGCCGCCGCCGCCTGCGTAGCCGTCGCCGCCCTTGGAGCCGGCGACCGCCGATGTGTTGGTCGGACCGGTGCCGCCGCCCCCGCCGTCGCCGATGTTGGTCGCGTTCGTGCCGGCCACGCCGGCCGTGCTCGAGCCGGTCGCGCCGGCGGCACGGCCGAAGCCACCGCCGCCCGTGCCGCCAGCAAGCACGGTGGTGGTATTTGACGAGGCTCCCGCAGCACCCCCGCCTGGTCCGTAGAACCCGCGACCTCCCGCGGCGCCGGCGGTTGCTCCGGTTGTCGACCCGGTTCCGCGGCCATCGGAAGAGGCGTTGGTCGCGCTGCTGAGCGTGACTGCGAGTCGCCCAATCGTGAAGAGGCTGCTGCTGCCGGTTGCCCCCGGTCCGCCAGTGGCCTGAAGATAGTCGCCAAAGGAGCTTGGGTTGCCGTTGCCGCCGCTGGTCTGAGTAGTTGCCGGGGTGGCCACGGAGGTTCCGCCGGCCCCGCCGGCACCGATCGTGACGACGACATCGGACGAAAGCTCGGACGCCGCGAAGATGCGCGAGGCGACACCGCCGCCGTTTCCGCCGCCTCCGGCGGATCGGTTACCCGTGCCGGTACCCGGCCCCTGGCCGGACTGTCCGCCGCCGCCGCCTCCGACGACGAGGACGTAAACGGCCGTGACGTTAGCCGGTTTCGTCCACGTGTCGGATGAGTGGAACTCTTGGACGTCAACCAACGACTCTGACGGGAGCGCCAGAGGCGCTCCCGTAGCGTCGAGTAGTGCGCCGACGACTTTCGGCATGGATTACCCCCTTATGCCAGGACGACGACTCGATAGGTGTCCGTGCCTGGTGCCGTTAGGAACGATACCGTGACCGTGTCGGCGTCAGTGACGACGACGTCTGCGATCACGAGGTCACCGCTGGCGACCTCCTTGACCGTGACGACCACATCGGTCGAGTTCAGGTTGTGCTCAACAGCGAAGCTCGTTGCCGCGTTGTCGCCGATCGTCTCGGCGTAGCGAAGCGCCCCGCCGTTGGCCGCCGGAAGCACGCCGGTGACGACGTTCGACTCGAGGTCGACCGCATCCTCGGCCAGCTTGGCAGCGGTGATCCCGGCATCCATGACCGCGAGTCCGCTGTTGCCGATCTCGATCGTGGTGTAGTCGGCCGCGACGCGAAGTGTCGCGCCCTCCTTGATGAGGCCAGAACCCGCCTGGATGTCGGACAGTGCCGCCATTTTTACCCAAGCGATCTCGCCCGCCGGGCCCGTCTCGTCGGTGACGGCGAGGACCCAGCTGGCGGTGCCAGAGTTTTCGGTTGCGAGTTTGATGTTGAGGTCGAACCCCTGGTTCTGGAAGGTCGGGCCGAAGACGAGCGATCCGCTCGTCTCTGGTACGAGGTCCTCTGGAGAGAAGTCGACATCGACGGCGACTGCGGACCTCGTACCAGAGAC